ATGAATCCCGGTCTTACCTCAGTCCCGCCAGTAGTTTCGTTCAGCATTTCAGCCAGCCATTTACCGGCTGCGCTGTTGGACTTGAAGCCCATCAAGTATTCGGGGTTGGGAACGCCGAACGGCTGCTGCGGTTTGCGCAACGGATTCCCGGCGAAGTTCTTGTTCTCGCTCCACTGCACAAAAGGATCGGTCACGGTAGGCGAGAGGTATTGAAGCCCCGATCCGGCTTGCCCCGTGGGGCTGAAGGCATCTATGAATATGCTTGTCAGGTCCGCTGCGCTTTTCACGGCGCTGTAGTTGGGGCGGAACATAATCTCACTTAGCTTCCGGCCTGTGCTGGCAAAGAAGTTATACCCGTAGGGCATCGGGATTGTGACAGGGCGGTTGTTGACCATGAAAACGAAATTCATTGCCTTGACGTGTTCGGGCAACTGGTCATAATCGTTCTCTCCGTCCTCATCGTCATCTCCAGCCAGGGATCGCGCGAGGATATCCATGAGAAAACCGGAGAGGATTACGCCAGCAACGATCTTCTGCACTTGCTTGTTCTTGAGCGCCTTGAATAGCCGTGCGCTGCCCTGAATCGAGGCATTCATGAACATGTACCAAGCGTTCAACTCCGCGCCCTTTGCTCCGCGCGTGTTGAAATTCACGGTCAGATTCTTCGCCAGTTGCGCGGCCTTGCCTTCCGATAGGCCGGAACGGCGGGCATTCACGTAAGCTGAAAGCCGTGCGCCGTTTTCAACAGCGTTGTTGGCATCCTGAACCACATGCCACCAGGCCGTAGTGGTACGTTGCAGCATGCGCAGTTTGCCTGGTTTCATTGCGGCGAGCTCTTCCCGGAGCGCGTCAGCGCGTTTTCCGATGTCCTTGTAATGCTCCATCCATCCCGTTTGCCCCCCGGCGTTTTTGAACTCTTGTGCGTACTTGGCCCATTGCGAAGTTTTGTTCCCGCGTGACATATCCCACATGCCTTTTATGGCTGCGCGGATGTCTCGGAAAACTTCCTTCTTTTTGTCCGCAAGTTCGGTATCGGTAAGGTTTACATAGGTGGTCTGGAGGTCACGCAGGAAGTTTCGAGCGGTGAATACCGGGTTGAGTGTGGTATTCATCGTTGCCAGGAATCGGGTGAATTTTCCGACCATCTGCGTGACTTCGCCCATTTGCTCAGAACTCATGTTCTTCATGCTGGCCGCGAGGCGCATGGCTTCCGGGTTTTGGTCGTTGAATGTGATGGTATGTTCTTCGCCGTCGATCTTGAGTGTGAGGACTTCAGGCCGATTCTTGTATGTCGGGTCAACTCGCTCTACTACCAGACCGGAAGTCGGATCGACCGTGCGCATCATGGGCGCATCATCCAGCGTCCATAGGGAAGGGTCTGGGTGAAGCTGTGCGAAGCGGAAAAGGGTGCGGTCTACCCTGGCTTTTTCGGAACGTATGATTGCGGCCTCGTGCTGCGCCACGACATGCGCCAGGATGTTTGTTGCTTCCTTGGTCGAGCCGGTAGCGCGTTTCGATTCCTTGCCCCGAATGTTGAAGCCCTGTCCTATTCGCGGCATGGTGTTACCAGATACTTCGTCGCGGTGAAGCGGCACGTAATGCTCATACTTTTTATTCCATGCTTCGATGGCATCCGCTTTTTCAAGGCCGGAATCGACGTAAATCTGGCGGGTAGCGGTTGTGATGTCATCGACTATCCCGGAAATCTTGTCGAGAGCCTTCCTTGTGCCGTCCTTGTCTGCCTTGTCTATTATGGCCTTGGCTTCGGCATTGCTCATGCCTGAAAGGGCTGTGTTGTCGCCCTGGTAAGGTTTTACCAGGCGTAACGCTTTCAGCTTGTCCAGGGCGGCAGTGTAATCTCGCACGTTCTGGTTCTGGCGCACTTGCGCGATGTCGTTCTTCAGGCCGGTAGCCAGTGATTCATCCGCTATGCCGTCCTCGATGTCGGCTTCGGCTTGGCGCAGTTCCCGGCGCAACTTCAGGAATTCTTTTACATCCGGGTCATTGGCAAGGGAATCGCGCTGCTTTTCGAGCGCAGCGGTCTGAGACTTCAGTTCTGGTTCCGTGGGGTTGATTTCCTGCATGGCCGCGTTGCGGCTGGGCGCATGCAGGGCATGAAGGTATTTCTCTACCTTTTCGTATTCCACGCCGGATTCATGGATAGCCTTAAGCAGAAGATCGCGCATCTGTTCTTCAAAGTTGTCCGTCCGCGCGCGCACCATGCCAGAATAGCGCTCTTCGGCTAGGGCCGCGTCCGCGTCTTCGTCAACAGGGCCGGTGCGCTGCTGGATATCCTTGAGGGGTTTGAAGCGATCCTGAAAGTTGTAGATCAGGGAGTCGACCACCTTGTCGACTCGATCACGGAAGGGGGTTGCTGCGGTTGTGGTGCTGCGGGAGAAGTGGATATCGGAGGTGTTGGAATCGAATGTGCCTGTATTGCCTATGGCTGATTTAATTTGTTCGGGACTGAATGCAATATATTGATTCTGAATACCCCCTAAATCCGGGTAATCTTTTAGGATTAACCCATCGTATCCTTGCGATTTTAGGTGCGATATTACCTCAGAGATTTTTCCTCTGCGCCCAAGTATATGGTGTGAAATGTTATCGTTTATGGAAGGTGAGTCGAAGACATACGGGTTTTTTACACTGAGGTAAACAGGAGTTATGTTTGGCCCTGCTTCGTCTGTTTGACGAGTAGATGCTTTAGCATATATCTCCGCTACTTCCGGTTTGTCGGTAAAGAAGGTGCCGGGTAAAAATTGGTTTCCGGTATCTGCTCCTGTCCCATGGTAAAGGCGCAAAGGATTACCGTTTTCATCAACTATTTTGCTGTTGCCAAACCATTTTCGGAATGCCGGTGTGTTGGTAGGTATTGATGTTCCTTTTTCAACAAACTGCCGCGCCGGGATCAGGAAATTTTGGATGATTTCGGCATCGGATAGCTTGATGCTGCCAAATCCGGGAATGGTACGGCGTAGCCATGAGCGGATTGCAGCGAAGGCGCGTTGAACTACACCGAGTTTCGGGTTGGTCTGCGCCATCTCCGCAAGCACTTCCTCTGCCGCAATGAGTTGATCAGACTCCTTGCTCATGTCCAAGCCGTACTGTTTGGCTTTTGCTTCAACGTCCTTGCGCCGTAAGTTCGCCACTTGCTTGAGAATGGGGGTAAGGCTGTCTCCGAATACTCCCCGCAACCCAAAGTGTCCAAGGGATTCGTGCATGAGGACTCGCAGCACATCTCCGGGATTCTTCATCTGATCCGCGACGATATAGACTTCCCCGTTATGCACGAAGGCTTCAGGTTCGCCGGTAGCGCCTAGCGATAGCTGACGTTCGTTCTCTTCTCGTACCGCTGCCGGGGCATCAGCCATCGTACGCATTACGATGACTTGAGGCGCGTTCTTCCAGCGTTGGGTTATCTCGTTAACGATGTCATGAATCTGCTTCGCGCCCCGATAGGAGAGGTCTTTGGCGGCTGGTTTGCTGCGGCTGAACTTGGGGGTTTCTTTCTTGGCAGGAGCGGCTTTTATTTCCTCGCTGATCTTGCTCAAGATATCCGCTGTATCCGGGTCCGCCCGCCTCATGGCCGTGGCTTGGTTGCGAAACCAGCGCGACTCAAGCGCGGTATCCGTGCGCGTTCCGGTCATTACCTCTTTGGCGCGGTTTATCACGGTGTTGATGCTACGTTCTTTGCCGGATTGCTTGGCGGCGGCTCGACGCTTGATGAGGGATTCGATGTGCGGACGAATACCGTGTGCGGAACTCGGGGTGTTTTCTGGATTTTTGGGATTGAAACCCGCGTCGTTGCTGGGTTTCTCGGTGTGCGTTTTTGGTGCTGCCCCCCCTGTTCCTTCCTCTTTCTTTACTTGCTGATCTTTTTTGCCGCTGTCATTAGGCCGTGCATTATCCGAGGATTCTTTTGGGCCTTGCGTAGCAGATTTAACAGGGGTCTCGGGTCTATTTGCTGGCTTGGCGAAGAGGTCTGTGGTTTCTGGCCGTTTTTCGGTAATACGCTCTTTTGCATTTTTCAATAGCTCCGGTTTGGTAGGAATGCCCGCACCAAAAATATCACTGGTTGATGTGTCGATTCGGGACACGGAATCATAATACGTGCGTATGAAATCCGCTATCTTTCGCTGAGAGCGCATGTTTGCTTCGAGCATCCGAAGCAGGAACTTCCCTTGATCGTTTATTTCATCTCCGAACATTCCTATTTGTGAAAGGAATTCTTCTGCGGTTTGCCCTTGGGCTTTGATCTTAGATAATGTTTCCACTGCCCCTACAAGGTCTTCGCTTATGTCGAGTTCTGCCGGTAGCCTTCCTGCCTTTATATCCTCTCGTACCTTTGCTGCGCTTCCGGCAGCTTTTACCAGTGCGCCGGATATGTTTCTAAGGTCGTTGTCGGTCGATTCGACAAGGCGCTCCAGAGTGGGATTGCTGCCATATGCGGAATAGAGCATGGCGTTTCTTATGCGCCTTACTCCTTCTTGAGAGAGCCTTCCATCCTTGTCTACGAGCGACCCAAGTTCGGCGGCACTGTAGCCGCCCAGCGTTTGCCTTATATTTTGGATATTGCTGCCTGTAAGTGCCACATCGCCGGAATCGCTGATTTCGAGATTTTCCAATCCCTTCATGCGTTCTGCGTCGATTTTTGCTAGTTCCAGCCCGGAATATTGCAATCCGGTTCCAGAATTGGAAGCAATCGCCAGCTTGCGGGTATCAAAGGGTTGCGTGATCCGACGAACGAGAACCGGCTTTTTCATTGCGTCGATCCTGGCTGGATCAATGCCTTTGGCTATTGCATCGGCTCTCAGTTGCGTTTTGTATCCTTCCGCACTGCCTTGATCGTATGCGCGGCTTACTCCTTCAAAGCGCCCATTTCCTCCAACGATAGCGCCATCATGAGAAATAGTAGGCGCTCCCACATCCATTACTGGAGAATCAGCCAATCGACGATAGTCGGGATTATTGGCAATGCCTTGAATCTGGATATCGGAAGCCGCGCGGGATCGGTCACGCGGCTGATTCTTCCCTTCCTTGATAGTCGCATTGACGGAATCAGCGTCTACAACATCCCATTGAGCGGGTAAAGATGTGTTATCCGGCAAAACGACCTGTGTTTGTGCTTCAGGAATGGTTTTGCGGCTCGATTCTAGGGGTCTAGGCTGGGCGATAGGCTTTTTGGTAGGGGTAAGTATGGGCTGTGGCTTTTTAGCGCCTTCCTTGGCCTTCTCTGCGCCTGTGGCAACGATTCTTTTAATTGTGTCTGCCGGTTTTTCCGGTGCGTTGGCAATTTCAGGTGCTACGCCTTCAGTCTTGCGCCGGTCTATTTCCGCTGTGGCGACTTCCTTCGCGCGTGCGCTGCCCTTGCTGGCGGTATATAGAAGAACATTGTTGGAAACTTGGGTTACTGGAGTTCCGGCCAGAGTCGCCGGTTTTGTCTTTGTGGCGGGAACGATCAGGGGATTTTTGGCGTAGGCATCCTCACGCTGCTTGGTTATTTCTTGCTGGCGCAACTTGTCTTCAGCGGTAAGCTCAAAGCCTTCCTTGTTGGCAATGTTGAAATCGGCTTGAGTCGATACCGGCTGTACCGGCTTAAGGTTTCCGTCAGCATCGCGGGTAAGCTCTATCCCGCCGATGGAACGGGTTTTCGGGACCGCAACGTACTTTTCCGGTTCAGTAGGGGAAGGTATTACCTCATGTGGTACTCCGGTCTTTTTCGTTTCCTCTGCTGCCGTCTTCTCTGCGGTTTCGGGGTTGTCGAACAGGCGCTTGAGTCCCTTGCGGTTCATCGCTCCGGTTGCCGCAATTTCGCCTATACTTGTTCCGAGTCCGGCGAATCCCTCAACTACCGCGTCAACGGCGTTCGCCTTTCCGGTTGCGGCTAGTTCCCCCAGGTATTCCCCGGCTCCTTCGCCTATGGTTTCGAGTGCGACTGCGCCGCCTGTCCTGGCGAGTCGTTTGCCCAGCGCATCCGCGCCTTTCTGGGCCAGTTCTTGAGCGGCTTTTACCTTCTCCGCGATTTCAGGCGTTTCCATGGCGGCTTTTCTGGCCGCTGCGTTGGCTACATCAACGCCGCTGTCGGTAAGCGCCTTGGTGGTGGCCCGTTCTACTGCCCTACGTGTTGTGCCGGTAATGAACTTGGTAACGCCAAGGGTCGCGGCATCGACTCCGGTTACAGCCAATCCCTTTATTGGCCCTTGTTCCAATACCCGCGTTCTTTCTTCAGGGGTAAAGTTATTATCCTGTGCTGCTTCCAACGCCTTGCTGCCTGTTTCCAGCCCGATATTGGCGCTTGCGAGGCCCGCGAGTCCGCCTATAACTGTACCAACGGGACCGCCAAGCGAACCGAGCGCCGCACCTGTTGCTCCAGCGCCGAGCGCCGCCGCCGAGTTAGGTAGCTGTTCGGCAATCATCAAGCCGAACCCGCGCGGATTATCTATTGCCGCGCCGCCTACTGCCTTGATCCCTTCCCAAAGCGAAGGATTTTCTCCGAGCGTTTTCTTTTGCTCGTCGATATGAGCATAGAACCGTTCAAGGTCCGGGTCTTTCGGTGCTGCGGCTTGTTCTTGCGCTGCCTGAACTACGCCTGCCGCGTCATCCTGCATGGTGTCGGCAGTGGCGCCCAGCGCCCGGAGCGTTCCCTTTGCGCCTTCGCGGATTGTTCCCATGAGGCCGAGAGGCTTTTCCGGTGTTGGCGGCTTGGCAATGGCCGCTTGCCGTGGTGCTGCCGCGTTCGCCATTTCATCGAGTCGGCTTAGAGCATCCGGTGAGAGGTCAAATCCCTTACGCCGTGGCATGGCTGAAGTAACCCGCCGCGCAGCGCGAGGCTCTTCCCGGATCAACTCTCTTCGGGTATCTTCTTCCAGATCGGGAATGAGTGAGTCAAGAGCCATTATTTCAATGTACTTTTAGAAGCGTTCTTTGCTATCAACGCGTTTATCTGGCGTGTGTTTTCTTCTCGCTCTGCCGGAGAAAGATTGGTGGCGGTGCGCTCTATTTGAAGCTCTCGCATCCTCTGCCTGTCTGTGGCGTTGAATTTTACCGCTTCCAGTTCTTTTTCAACTTGCGTTGGGTCTTTCTTAACGGCAGCTAGAGTTCCGGCCCTTGATGCGGTTTGTGTGTTTGGGGCCAGACCAGGAGCGCTGCTTTCTTTTGGAACCCGAACACCAAAACGGGGGAGTAATTCTTTTTCCTGCCAACGCTTGATGTCCGCCGCACTGCCGCCAACAGGATATGTCACCATGGCATCAGTGAATTTATGGTGCTGCCGCGCATCGAGTTCTTCCCCTAGCTGTTCTTCGAGAAAATCCTGATACTGGTTAGATGCACTATCCAGTGCTTGTCGCCTTTGCGGGTCTACCTCAAATTTTCCGGTTTCTTCATCCTTGACTGACGATACGCGGTCAAAACTCTTGTCTCTCCGCGCTATTGCGGTATTGATTTGCGCTTCGCTGGATCGGCTAGGGCGCAGTCCTCCCGCGCCCGCACGGTCTGCCTTGTCTGCATTGGCTTCGGCAAGTACGCTCTTGCTTTTAAGCAGTCCGATATAAGCATTGGTTTGGCGGTCATCATTGGACTGCTTGCGTTCCTCCAGCCCTGCCTTGCGCTTCTTGTCCTCAACTTCAAAGAACTTGTCCGGGTCCATCGTGGACTGAAGCAGGTCTTTTACATTGATGGTTTTCTCACCCTGTCCGTCGATGTTGACTTTCCAGTTATGGTCATTGGGATCAGAGGGCTTTACCTTTACCGGCATGTCGGTGACGTTCATCCCGCCTTGCTTGAGTGTTTCAATTGCAGCGCCGGGATTGTTCTGGATCAGGGACATCGCCGCCTGCGTTAATCCTCGTTTCTGCGCGGTATAGGCTTGCTCCATATATTTCACGCCTTCATCATGCATCCCATGCTTGGCAAAAATGTTGGCAATGTTGGTAAGCATTTCCGGCGTGTAAGCGCCGGTTAACATGCCCTTTGCCAAAACTTGGCCGGGATTGGTGATGGGTTGCGGTTGCTGGGCGGGTTGTGTCTGCGGCATTGCCGCAAGTGATCCGGCCTGTTCTGGCACTTGTTGCACTGTTGGAGCAAGAACGCTTTGCTGCGGCGTGCCGGAATCTTGCGGAGTTTGGGCTTGCTGCGGTTGCTGGAACGCCTGAGTAGTGAATTGCGCTATTTCCTGCAATGCAGCGTTGCGCCTATCCCGTATCGCTTTTTCGGATTGGTACTGATCCTTTCGCATCTCGTGGACTTCAGCATCCCGCGCGTCCGCTTGCTCTAGTCGTGCTTGATACCGATCCTGCAAGTCAAGGGATCGCTGCTGGTTGCGCCATTGCATGCCCATGTTCATCCCTTCGGCAATGCCTTGGGCAAGTCCTCCGAGTCCTACAAGCATTTCGTTCTCCTTATTTCGGCATCATCATGAACGCGCCGCCCAGCGTTCCGAGTCCTTGGAACAGGCCGGAAAGGGCTTGATTCTGTGATTGGTACGCCTGAACCTGATTGCCGTACAGATTGTTCAAGAGGCTCCCGGCAGATGCGTTTGAGTTGGCAGCGCCGCCGAACCATTGCCCTGCCGCTGCCATGTTGGCGTTCCTGATCTGTGAATTGTTGGCAAGATTTCCCACGGCAGAATTACCGGCATTCAAGGCCGTGCTGTCTGCCGCGATCCCCGTTTGAGGAAGATTGCGCCCTGTTTGAGCCACACCAGTACGCAAGGCGATTCCTTGCAATACGGTATCTTGACGCGCCTTGTTCATCGCCCCAGCGGTATCCCGCGCCTGCGCGATGGCGTTCTCGTTGGCAAGGCCAGCGAACCGTCCAGAGTTCGGATTGACGCCCATCGCCGCCAGTGCGCGTGCGTTCTGGTCTGCTGCTTGGCCGTAACTGCGGGTAACGTCCGCCCCGGCTTGAGCAGCCAACTGTTCTTGACGTTCAGGAGAGTCGAAGTTCATTGCATCCTGAACCGTCTTCGCTTCTACGGGCTGGTACAGGCTCTTATAGAGGTTCCACTGTTCGGTAGCCCTCTTAGCGTTTTCATCTCCCGATGTTATTTGCTGATTGACGATTTTTTCAACGAGCGGGTCTTGTACCTTGGCTCTTTCCTTTTCCCACGCGAGTTGTTGCTTGGCAACGTCAAGTTGCTGCTGGGCAATGTCGGCATTCTGTTTTGCCGCCTGACCGATAAGCGGATCGGGTTTCGGTGGTTTACTGCTGCACATGGTTTTCATCCTCCAGTAATTTGACTAAGCCATTCTCGACATGCTTGTATCCAAGCAAGCGGAATAGCCGTTCCGCCTTGTTTACGGTTTTGACGGTGATATGGATTTCACGCGCTCCCAACTGCTTCAGTTGTTCCTCTACCCAAAAAATGAACCGGCGTCCGCGTTGTCCGCTTCGTGCTTCTGGCAGGAGATAAAGGGTGTCTTCGGTAGCGATCAGCGTTTGCGTGTGGGCGCTCATATCGAGGTACATAGCGCAGTTGCCAACGAGTCTGCCGCCCATTCGCAGGGTGAACAGGACATAGCGCCCCGCCTGTTCATACCGAATGAAGGTTGCGTAGGCTGGGTTGAATGGCAGTCCGTGCCGGTGTTCTTCGGTTTCATTCCAGTGCGCGAGATGCAGCGGATAAATTTCTTCCTGAATGTCCTCCATCTTTTCCAGAGAAAAAACGCAGTCCTCAGACCATTCCGGCATGATCCGGGAAATGGTGGAGGGATGGACAAGCGTAGGCATTTGCTGTGCGGCTTGGCATATTGCAAGAGCAAGCGCGGGAGTTACCGGGCTATTCATTGCAGCATTGAGAATGTTGATAAGAGCGGTATTCAACTGTCGAATCTATCCTTTAGTTGTCGAAGAAGATCACGAGTGAGCTTGTTGGCATCGTAGAGCGCTTGGCATTCGTCCTGAGTTGGCGTTGAAGAAAAAGTAATGTCTGGCATGTCTGGTACATCAATAGCATTGCCCCGCCTTCCCATCAGGATTTCCAGTGTGTTTTTCAGCCATGGATCGGTCCCTGAAGGAATCCCTGGCTTCTGGATTCCGGCGCTCTTTGTTGTGGTGGTAGATACCCATGAATCTACGATTATTCCAAGGTCTGTTGCTTTTCCAGCAAAACTGCCTTTGCGCCGGGTGCCGTATCCGCTGGAAGTTAACCTAGACTTGGATGCCATCTAAAGTATGACAAACGAATCACCGGAAACCGGCGCGGTAGTCAAGGCCGTCACTCCGAATGTGGGATTGGCCGCGCTGGTGTTGCTCGTAATATCGGTTGCCTGCCCTCGCAGATTTACGGTTGTGGTGTCATCGGTGAACACGATCAGCCTGCCCTTGTATTTATCGGCAACCCCTCCAGCCGGTGTCAGGGCGGATGAAACGATGCTGGTGGTGGTAGAGCCGCCGCCAACCGTGCCAATGACGTTGCCCTTGACGGCCCGATGAAAAGCATCCCGCGCCGTGGTGGAATTATTGATCGCCCCAAGGTTTGCATCCATGCGCCCACCAACTAGCGCGGCAGGAAGGCGAGTCTGGATGTTATCGGTATCTGCTTGAACTGCGTCTACCTTGCCATTGGTAACTGCGATAGCCGCCGAGATATCGGATGCGTCTGCGGGGTCTGCCGGGAGGTTATCTGTTTTGGCTTTAACGGCCAGCGCTGCATCGCGGATGGTATCCAGTATTCCGGTAGTCGGATCAGTTGGAGTCGTGCCGCTTGTTGGGATACCAAGGATGGCGCTCATCGCCGTTACTTGGTCTGCGGTGAGGCTTCCGCCGCCGCCTCCCCCTGATATTCCGCTTACTTGCGCATCAAGGTTTACCTCTATCCGTTCTCCGTAGGTGCCTGTAGTTCCATAACTGGAAATTGCTGCGTTCCATACGGCTCCCGCTACTCCGGCAGCATTGAGCCAATCGCCCTTACCATTGAGTGCGCCCGCCGCAATTCCAGAGGCCGTGAGCCACCCTGACGTGATGGCAGGAAGGTTTGTCAAGGTGGTCACGGTCGGTATGACGGCGCCGGTGTGCGTACCAGAGGCGAGAGTTACGCCAGCGGTCACGCTTCCGACTGCGCCAGTAACAGAACCAACAGCCCCGGTAACGCTCCCCACGCTGCCAGTGACATTGCCTGTCAGGTTGCCGGTGATATTGACCGAGGTTGCCGCGTTGCTCCCAGCGATAAGCAGGCCCCCGGCAGCGCCCGCCGTGGCTGACGGTAGATAATCGGTTTTGGCCTTGATCGCCGCTACTTCGGTGTCAACGTAGCCAGTAAGCGTGTCCACGCTGGTTTGAGACGAACGGCTTGAAATGGTGGCGTTCAGGTTGTCGCCTAATATCTTCCCGGCTGTTCCTGCCCCATATGCTCCCGGCAGTACAGTCGCCCAAGGATCGCCTGCCGATCCCGCCGCATTCAGTCCTGCTCCTGTAGTGCCAGATGTAAGGTGTGCGGAAATAGCTTCGTCCCATACCGCATCAGCCACATCCGCTGCACTTGGGGCGCTTGCGCCCGATACCGCCGCATCGAGATTATCCCCGATGATTTGCCCCGCCGTGCCAGCACCGTAAGCTCCAGGCAACAGGGTTGCCCATGGGTCGCCAGCGCTCCCGGCTGCGGATACGCCAGCCCCAGCCGATCCCGCTGTGGCATGGCTTGCCAATGCCTCATCCCAAACGGCATCTGCGATATCGGCAGCGGTAAGACTGCCGCCGCCCGCCGCACTTACTGGCGCGTCCAAATTGGTTTCGATCAACGAGCCATAGCTTCCCCCACTGCCATAGGAAGCGATTGCGGCATTCCATGTCGCCGCCGCGACTCCTGCCGCATCGAGGTCATTGAACCCGGTTATTCCGGTTCCTTTGGCAAGGGATATGTTCGTTCCGGCGGTAAGTACGCGGCTTGCGGTTCCCCATGCCTTGTCTGCCGCCGCTTGGGTTATATCCACCAATCCACCCGCGCTGATCGACATGCTGCCGAAGTTCGATGGGAAGGATTGTGTGAGGGAATACCCTGTCTTGCCTACGTTCCAATCCCCCTTCCCGTTCAATGCTCCTGAATCTATCCCGGCAGCGGTGATCCATCCGGCAGGGATCGAGGGAAGCGCGGTGATATTTGTTGGGCTGGCGACACTGGAGGGGAATGTTACGCCCGCGCCTGCTGTGACGGTTTGGCCTGCCAGTTGCACGGTAGAAACATCCAGATTATCTGTTCCAAGTACCAAGGCATCGTAGACCACGGCAGGAAGAACCATGTACTCCCGGCGAACAGGAAGAGCGCCAGTCATCTGCACGTTTATCTCCATTTTGCCGAGAGTGTTTGTGTCCGTTGCGTCCAGAAGGGCGTAATAGCGTCCGCCAGCAACATGGGTCGCACCAGTGGAGTTTTTGTTTACTTCGACATTCGTTCCCTCTTTCCAGAGCTTTATGTCCGAGCCATTTATCGTCAGGCCGGTTTCCGGGGTTTTGCCGTCCGTGTCATCCAAAAACGGACCCAGCAAGATATATTGGCTTGCCGTGGATTTTCTAAGCCACATGGACATTACATGATCCCCATATTGCGGTAGTGATTGGCGAATACTGGAATTGGTGCGCCAACGGGAGGGGCGCCTGTAACCGCGTCCAGAATTATGGTTTTCTTGCCGGAAAAGATGCGGTAAGGATTGAGTGCAATATCGGAGATCAACTGGTCGTCAAGGTATTTATCGAGAAGATAGAAATATTCGAATCTTCCCTGAATGAATGCCGTACCCCCGGCCCTTTGTTTCCCGATCCAGAATGGCAATGTTGGCGCGTTCGGTAGAGAGCCTACAGTGGAAGAAATCTTTGATCCGTTCCTGAACCAATCGCACGTTAAACCATATTTATTGCGAAGCGCCCCATGCACCATTACGCCAGAAGGCCATCCCGTGCTGGATAGAACCCCTGCGTAACTGGTAACGGCAAACCAGAGAACTCCCCCAGCGGCCTGGAATACACCCCATCCGCTTGTACCATTTGCCACGCAATCAACGAACCCCCGGAAACTGGCGAAGTTGTCAAAAACCCCGCCCCACAACAATGTAAATTCTGTGTAGGGAATATTGGTTATCGGGAACTCGACATAGGTTGTCGTGCCGTCGAATGCTAGCGCTCTGCCTTTTTCTGCGTAGTCGGATGCTATGGTTCCATTCAGAGTTGGTTCGCCTATCAGAGACCCGAATTCACCCGTAGCGTTGTTACCCAGCCATCCATTTTGATCTCCATACATGACAAAAGCATTATTTACGCCGGAAAGAGTGGCGCAATGCTTATCTAGACGGGATCGTTTTGGCGCTTGCGAGGTATAACGCTGGGGCAGGATGAACACTTTAGGTTCCTACGCCGGTAATGTCAGCCCGGTAGACGAATCCAGATGTTAACGCTACGCCGAGGTCATTCTTTGCCACAAATTTGATGTATCGGGTGATCGGCAGGTCCATTAGCCTGAAGAACCTGCGGTGTGTTCCGGTGGAAAAGATAGTGGATGATCCCACCCAATGCAGGTCAACTTCGTCCGTTGTTGTCGTTCCGGTCGATGGCCCCGTACTGTAATCTGTATTGTTCAGAGACAATTGGGCAAAGAGAATAAGCCGCTTGTTTCCGCTGGGTGTGGAACTTGGGGTAACTTCCAATTCCACAGTGATATCGGAAGGAATATTTGAACCGAGGTCTATCGCAGAAGAGCCAATATAGGTAGCACTTGCCAGCGTACCCATGGTGAGTAGTGCGGAGGATCGTGTTCCTTGGGCAAAGGTAAAGATGGTCATCTTTAATCGCCTGTTGCGAAGATGTTGATTGCGTTTTTGACTGCGGCCAGGACCGTTTCATCGTCCGCATTGATGATGGAGTTGATTGGCGCTGCGCGGTTTTGCGCGAGTACCGGATACATCATTTTTGTCCCAGCCAGATCAGGGTTTTGGAATACCTGTTTTGCCCATAGTAATCGGTTGGCGTGGTTATCGGTTGCCGGGTCTTCAGTCATGATATCGGTCGCGGCCACAAAAGTTGCAACGCGGACATGATCAAAAAGAGGGGTATTCCTTGCCGCGACTAAAAGCTCATCAAAAGTTGCCATTTATTTCTCCTGAGTTTAGGGTGAACCTAAATGTTGATTAAGGGTGAACCTAAAAACGCCCTATTCATGCGGGTCTTGGAATGGTGCCACCTTTAAGGGTGAACCTATTTCCTATTTATGTTTGTCTCAATCCATCCATGGTTTCGGCCAGTACCACGGCGGATACCTTGACGTTCCCGGAAAGCACGATTTCGCAGTTATCCGACTTGTATCCAGCCGGAAGCCGGAATGCTCTGCTGTTGGTGACTTGCCGGGTGTACTTGAGCGTGCTGTCTGCCCAAAGCTGGAATTGCAGGCTGTTGATCGAGAGTGCGGGAAGGTCCGCCATGCCATCTCCCGCAACTTCATATTCAGCCAGATAAGGATCGGCCAGCGCGTCATTCATGAGATTCCCGTTTATCAGCGCTTGGTTTGCCGCAACTACCGCATCATAGGATTCCTGGCTGGCGCCGGTTTCCGCTTCTGTCATGGTGAAGTCGGCGTCCAGTTTTGCCGCGCCAAAATTGACCGGTGCTGGAAGCATGAACAGTTTGCTGCGCCATTCGTAGGAGAGCTTTGTTCCGACATCGCCTTCCCACTGGTATATTTTTTTGTCGTTGGCAACATAGAGCTTTCCGGTGGCCGGATCGGTCCAGATCGCTGTTATCTTTTGATTGATCTTCACGAAGCTGGCGGCTTCGGTCTTGTCGATGACAAACATGAGCGAACTTTCATCCGCCGTGTAGCCCGCGTAATAGCGGTTGTCGGCAGTAGCAGCAATGAAAGTATTGGGGTTAAGGTCAGACCATTCCTTTTGCGTAAACAGGTCTTTGGTCACGATATCGTTCTGAACGCCGATGATGACCAGCCCTTGCGGTGAGGCGTATCCCACGCCAAAGGCGAAACTTGCTACTGACCGCTTGGACATGCAGGGCCACGCTACGGCCAGTTTTTCCATGCCGCCTCCCATGGTCACAGGCTCAACGCCGGTAATCGTGAAGGGATTACCTTCCGTCATTCCGACAAGCGTTGTTCCGGTCACACCGATGGCAACGATGTCCTGATCGTAGGACTGCCGGTATCCGATAGGCCACGCATAGGGCTTGAACGGTTCGGAAAAATGAATCTGGTTTCCGGTGAAGCCTGCCGCAATGCCGTTGGGCAGGATGACGATCCCGCGCATGTCGGCGGGCGGCATCTGCCATGTTGTTGATGCCAGTGTTTCGCCTAGATCGTCATCGTCTACTGTGTCGGCATAGCTCGTGGTGGCAGCGGACAGGCTGACCACGTATTGATAATCTGTCCCGGTATTGGCGGAAGTGAGGATGCGGTATATCCGCTTGAGCATGCCGCTTGTGTTATGTGGCGCAATGCGTGTCCATGTTCCGCCACTGGTATAGGTCTGTGTGGTGGACAGAATGATGACTGCGGTATTCGTGCCGACGTCTACGCTGTAAAGCGACCATGTGCCATTCAGATCGGTCATTCCCGCTACGGCAGCGAACTTTATTTCCTCGCTGGCGCGAAGGCCGTAGGCCGAATTGAGGTTGACGGTCACATATCCGGTAGACGGCGTATCCTTCGCAGCGCCGGTTATCGTGCCGGAATTGTCTGGCGGGATGTCCATGCCCGATATATTCCACGTTGCATCCAGTTTTCCGCTTACGGGATCGCTGGGGGCGGACGGCGCAGACTCTTCGCCCCATTGGGTGAGGAAAGTGTAAACATAAGAACGGGTTACAGTCGTGGCACTTGAACCGCCTGAAGGCGATACCGTTGGCTTGGTCAATGGCGGTGAGACTCCCAGCACGTAGGAGCCTGATGGGTAGGGTCCGGTCCCGGCGGTAGCCAGATCGAAGTTGGATACCCTTGGTTCGCCATCGCCGGTGTAGTAGAAGCGCCGGTCTTCGTTGTTGGCGATGGGAGAGCGGGCAACATCGACATCCCGATCCCATGCCAGCCATTTCTCGTTTCCGTCCTTTTCCATGCGAAACATGGAAATGATTTCGCCGCCCACTTGCGGGTTGAAGATCAGAAGCGGTCCACTTCTAGGGCGCAAGTCTCCCGATGTGAGATTGCAGTTGGTGGCTACCTGTGCCTGATTTTGGGCCAGCAATTGTTTTGCCAGCCGGGGAACCAGACCGGAGAAGCTGTTTACTCTGAACCCGGTCATCGCTGCGGTCTTTTCCTCATGCCCATTCCGTTGAAATGTGTTTCCAGTGCTTCACGTTCTTTTTCCGTCAATCCGAACAAGCGTTCGGTGTTGATTACATATTCCATGTCACGGATATACACGGATGCGAGTAGTCGAATTGGGTTGCGGGACCACACCAGCGCCCGCGCGGACTCCCAATGCCCGTTTTCATCCGTCCCGCGTTCCCGTTCGGCCCATGAAATTGCAAGGTTTAGATTCCAGCCCCAACCTTCATACCGCGCTTTCACCCTTCAGGTTTTTTCCCTTCGCAAATGGCGCGTTCCGTGGCGCGGCGCTTTACCAGACCCGGTAATACTTTTCGCCCCGGCCCTTTATTGAAGGCTTCGATACGCTCACAGGCTTCCGCGTACCTCTTTGAATTGATCAGGTCGATCAGGTTTGGCTCAAACTGTCCAGTTTTCTTGTTTATCTCTCCCTTGCGGCAGAAAGTGGGAACGCCTACGCTGTAGGTAAGGCGCACATAGGCTTCATACTCGTGCTGGTACAGAGGAACTTTCACGCAGCTTTTTACCCCAGCCGCGTAGACATTCTCAATTTCATCCAGCATTCTGATCAGCGCTCGTGTAGGTGTTGTTTTGTCGCCCTTTTTTACCCCTGTAGTCGAGCCGTAACCAATGGTGTATACATCCCCCTTGACCGGGATATATGCGGTATCCCTGTACCCTTCATCAACCGCAAGGCCAGCCAGCAACGATCCAGATACCACGAGGACGGAAACAGTCATCCTTGCTGCTACTTCTGCACTTTCAAGAGACATAGCAAGCATCAACTCCATGCACGGTTATTTCCTTATTTCTTCGACTTTTCCGCCTCGATAGCGCATTCAAGCGCTTCGAGAATCCTTTTTTTTTGATCCATGGCCAGCGGAACACACATTGGTTGTGGTTTTGCTGGCGGATTGACCGTGATGATGGTTACAGGCTTCGATAGCGGGACTTTTGGCGCAGCCGGTTCCTGTTTAACTGGCGGCTCTTGAACTGGTGTCGGCTCTCGTTTTGGCAAACGGTTGCAGGCTGTTATGACTAGAAGAAGGATCAGGAGCCTCATCGCTTCAGCCTCAATAGTCTTTGCAGATGGTCAAGAACCTGTCCTTGGAACGCTTCATCTTCGCGCTGCTTGTCGGCGGCCCGCTCTTCCGAACGATCCTGCCGCGCCTCCAATCGTTTCTGGTTTGTGAGGATATGGGTGATCTGCTCGTCTTGCTGCGTGTTCCTGAACGACTCATGGCCTACAGCATCCTTGGTGCGAATGTTGTCTATGAACATCCCGATGCCCGCGCCAATTATTGCCATGAATGCCCATGGCAGCAGTTTTTTGGCCCAATCCCTTGTCCATCCCGGCAAGTGCCAGCCGCCTTGATCCTGTTCGGCCACTTATCGCCCGATAAACCAGACTATGAATACGATTAATGCCAGAATTCCAAATAAAATCCAGCCGGTGTAACTGGATTTCTGAGCCGCTTGGAGTCCTTTGTCCGCTGCCGCGTCGATTTCATTGTTTATTTTTTGCAAGTCATCCTGCAATTTACTCATTTTTCATTTCTCCAAATAGAAAAGGCCGTAATAACGGCCTTTGTTGGTTGTTACGGTATGTATGTCACCATTGCACGGTATCAAGCGTGCTTTGCGCGGGGTTATCACCCAATCCGTCTATTTGGTCCCGCAATTTCTGGCGCTTTCCTGTCAATGCTCCATGCAGAGGGGCCAGCGCGTCTGCGTTTGCGACGATGAGGCTAGCGAGTTCAGCGGGAGTAATGCCCCGCGCATCAGCCGCGCTGCGCAGCCAGGGAGCGGCAGCGGTGTTATCCGCGATGAATGCGCGCGCTTCCTCCTCCTGCTTGGGCCAGGATGCGATTTCGTTCTCCGGGTAGCCGGAAGTAATGGCATTGACGGCTATCTGGTAGTTCGTATTGATCCGCGCATGAGCGGCAGCAATACGTTCCGCCGCTGTTGGTTCCGGTGGTGCTGGTGGCGCGGCTGCTGTCCAGAGGTCAACAATGGATTGAAACTCGCTCATGTCGGACAAGTCACTGTTCGGACCATCGTAATACTCGACATGGCCGCTCGATTGATCCCACTGCACGGCGCGGATGTTGGAATCGAGGCCGGACAGGTCTACTGCCCGGAAATCCCCGTCTACTCCTACCAAGCCGTCATCCTTGACGATTGTTAGCCGCATCCTCTATCTCCGGTAAGATTCCCACATCTCCCAATCGGATCGCTTGAAGGGCATCCAAGGCATTCCGATCCCTTTGTGTTTTCACCACTTCGTTCCTGAATGATTCCGTGGCCGCAACTCCCTTGCGTGATTCATTGGCGGTATTAATCAACAGGGTTGGCGTCCATGCGATAGCGCATCCCCAATGATCGGTTTCCTCTCCGGTGTTGATGTCCGTGCCGCGCACGTAGACGTACCACGGGCAGCGAGCGATGTACGATCCGCCTTCCTTGTCCGTCTTTATTTCTTCACACTTCGCCCCCAGTGGGCAATCTGCAATTCTGATTTCCATATCAGTCCTTGGTGGCGCGTATCATGCGCAGATATTTGACGGCGAGATTGATGGCGGTGGCAGTGAATGTGTGACCGTGGGAGCCGCCGCCGCCTGTCGATCCGGTAGCAATCGTAGGACCAGGGCCGCTACCCGGAGCGGAGCCGCCATTTCCCAATGATCCGTTTATCTGGTAGGTGGTCTGCGTGTGCGTGTGCGCCGGCATTTGTGCGCTGGTCAAGGTGGTTGCTCCAATGGAGCCGGAAACAGCTTGACTGATGAATGCCGCCCCGAAGTTGACGGAGCCGCCGCCCTGGCCCCCGGAAGTTCCGCTAGGCACTATTCGTATGGTGTGATCTAAGGTCGCTGTTGTATCGCCCGTCCATCCAGTAGGGGCGACATCGTTATAAAACAGCATGGAAGTTGGATTGGAGAATGCTTCTCCCGATGCGCCCAGCAAGTTTCGGATGGTTGCCGCATCTGCTCCAGCCAGCAAAGTACGCGCGAATGCTGTTAGCGCGGTTACGGCAGCCGTCGATGCGCCGGTAAAATAGGGCAGCTTGTCGGCAGCTGGAGTGAGATTGCCTAAGGCGGACAAGGTTGTATTTGACGCTGATTCTGTTAGTGCAATGTTGGTGAGTGCGGCAACAAAGTAATCCCCAGCCGCCCAGGTCCGGGCTGTAGTTCCATCCAACCCACGGCCCCCGGTTGCGATGGTGAATGAATCGGTGTTTCTGGCGGATACCTTGACGATTTCCGCATTGTTGCTGGCATCCTTGAATACGCCGTAGAAGTAATCCCCGCCCCCAAGAACAGGGAAAAGAATGCCCTTCCCGGCTTCAACGGTGAAGGCAAGGCCGGTGGTGCCGCTGGGTGCGCTGGCGATCTTTGCCTTGCCGAAGTTGGAAAACTTTAGCGCCATGATTTCCGCCGCATGATTTGGGTTTGAAGTGGCGCGCGGGTATAGTTTCTCCCGGCGCGGATTCCAGCTTTTGCCGTATCAATCCTGAATTGCTGCTGGTGCGAGTTCGCTAGTTGGAAATCGGTATAGGGCTTTTTAGGCGAACTCATGAGTCGCGCCAACGCCCCATGCGCAATCGTGTCCCGCCACTCGTTGTAGATATCGTCATCTATTCCATCGGCAATCGGGGAAGGCTTGAGAATGGTGGTCAGCGTTAGGGTTCCTTCGACGTTCGGCGTCGGGATCAGGGTCAGATAGGTAGGATGGCCCATGACATATTGCGGGCTTCCGTCCTGGTGGCGCCAGTTCCAAAGCCATACTTCATCCTGCTCCGTATTCACTTCGATTTCGCAGCCGTTGAATTCGGCGTAATCGACGGCATACACCACGGCGCCATCGGGCGGAGCGAAATCATAATCCGCATTGGCAACCGTCACAGCGATATCGGGATGAGCGTATTTCCACGCTTGAGACTGTTCGCAGAAGGCAATGGCGGCTTGCCGCAATGCGATGGGCAGGACACCCATGGGGCATCCGGGCAGATCGGGAACCATCAAATCGTAGAACTCGCTCCAGAGTTTCATAGTGGCGCTTCGCTGCTGAACATGTTGCCGAATACCCCGGCCCTACCGGAATCCGCGAACTCGTCATCGGACATTTCAGCCCTTGCCGTTACCCAATCCGCTATTTGTTGCACGTATGAAACGTCAACCGGAAACAGATCGGTCAGTGCGTAATTTCCAGCGGGCATGTTGTTGTACTGTCCTACGAACACATCCGGCCTTCTTTTTGCAAACGCCATCATTCCCTGGTTTGCGAATGACAGAAGTTGGTCATCGGTATAGCGCACCTTGTCCTTGTCGTTCAGGGGAATGCGCGCAAGGTCCACGATGTTCTGGTAGGTGAAAGCCACTTATTTCCCTTGCAAGTGTTCGTGCTGTTTGGCCCATTCGTGGATCATCTGCTCCCGCGTTTTTTCCAGATTCCAGCGCTTGTCGGGCTGAGTGGTCATGTGGTCCTGAGCGAATTTCCGCAACTGCTTCAGATCCATGTCGTGAAAATTCACTACCGGAGTCGGTTCGTCCGGGCGTCGGTCTTTTTCGAGAAAATCAATCGGTTCTTCCTTCACCCCGGCTTCAGTCTTCAGAAGCCATTGCGGGTCTGGTTGTTCGGGTTTGGCATCGCCGTCTGCCGATTCCCATGTATCGGTGAATTGCAGAAGGTGTGCCGCGAGAGTGCTGGTTACATCCCGGACCTGTCCAGGCTCCCATACGAGATTGCATCCTTCTATGCTGTCCTGTTTTACGTGGTCGCCTATGTATTTGACTTGCATTCGTGTCTCCCGAAAAAGAAATGGGGCGGAAACTTCCCGCCCCGAATGGTCCTAGAGGTAATTGGTTATACGCGGCCCAGGCCGTCACCCTTGACGATGGCCGAGACTTTTCCCGCCGCGAATGTTCCCGCTGCCGTGGTCACGGTTATGGTGAGGACTACCGGATTCTCGAACTTGATGGGATGGAATGAACAGGTTTTCCGGCCAGCGGATTGCATGAATGCGCCCGCCGCAGAGAAATAAGCGTCATTTGCTGTTGGACCGTCCGCTGCATTGAGCGGGACGTACCCGATCTTTGCAGCCAGCGCAGTCCCGGTATCTAGGTCGTCGCCTACGATATCGACATCCGTTACCATAACACCGCCTGGAATGACTACCGGACGGATCACATCTCCCAAACCCGCTGCCGTCGGATTGACGGAGCCGGTGTAAACCACGCCGTTTCCGAACTCTCCCATATGACAGGGTTTCGTCAGTAAATCTGTTGCGTTGTAAGTTGCCATTGCTGAAACTCCTAAAAAGGACGTAAAAAAAGCGGCTAGGCCGCGTCGTCTGTTTGTTTGCGCTGGATTAGAGCGGTACAGCGGAATCGACTGCGATTACACCAAAGTCAGTCGGGATTTTGGTGCCGGTGCCGTCATCGGCAGCAAGCCGAATCTTGGACTTGCCACAGCATTTTTCACCCATGACCTCCAAGGCGCTCTCGAAGTTGTACCAGTGTTCCTTCCAGCCGAATTGCAGGCCGCTGGTTTGCGTTCTGCCGTAGGCCACTGCAAGGGCTTGGGAACCCAGCAACAGCCCACGTTCCACGGCGAATCCGGCAGTCAGCGAAGCATTTACGGTCTGATCGGATTCCGTGGCAGTTGCAGCATTGCCAGCGGTGATGATCTTGGTGCTTTCTCCCGGCATGAACCTCACAGCCCGTTCGTTCTTGATGACGAGGATACCGTTCCACATGCCGACTTCCCCGGCAAACAGGGGATGGCGTCCGTCCAGATACCCCGCCCGATTCACGGCGTTTTGCTGGAATGCGCGAAGGGAACCTTCCGTGAGCAAAACGGAGTACTGATTCGGGGTTGCAAGGAATACCCACATTTTTGAGGTATTCGCTGCCATGTCTCCCTTTATCTTTACTGATTGCAGGGGTTGGTCCATGTCATCAATGCGCTTGCGAATCTGATCCAGATGCGTGAGTTTGAGTTGGTCCGTGCTGATGATTGAACCTAATTGCTGTCCGCCCTGCGTGAAGTTCGCGCCATTGACCACCAGATGACGATTGTAGGTCGGCGCCATGACCGGATTGACCATGATGCTGTTGAAGGTTGGGGCGCTTTGCAGGGGGATAGTCCAATCGGTTCCCATCTGCGAACCTCGCGCTCCCGCTAGATGAACAAGCGATTCTTGTACGTCCAACCTTGGGAAGTAGCCTTTAAGCTGCGCCAGCGCGAGTTCCCGCAGATTGTGCTTGGTACGTTTCTGCGTCATCGTGCCGCCCGCATCAATTACCTTCGATGCAAGGTCAATCTTCAGTTCTTGCGAACTGAATGACAGGGGTGAACCTTTGCCTTCGCGTTGGACATCGCCCATCAACGGTTCCCCGCTGATTACGTCGATCAGGTCCATGGAAACCCGATCTCCGGGCTGAGACATCACATCGTCAATGCGCACGATGGGAAGCCCCGCTTCGGTTTGTCCCTTGATTTTCTGGATCGCGTCCGGGTCGATTACCCCCATCATCGCATCCAGAGCGCTGGTCCCGCGCATGGTTCCAGCCAAAAGCGCCACGCTGTAATGCTTGATAGCAAGCGTGCTGGTTGTACCTATGTTTGTTTGTGCCATTTCAATATTCCTTAATCAAGCTCGGCCCTCATGGCAGCGGCTTTCTGGTCCGGCATTTTCATCAGCCGTTTGAAAAGCTCATGCGGCGGCAGATTGTTTATTTGCTCTGCTTCCGACATGGGATTGGCGCCACCTTGAATGTCCGAAAGGGTTGTAGGTTTCTTGACCGGCGCTTTGGCAAGTTTGGCGTTTGCCTTCTGCTTTGCGTTGGCGCTCGGTTCAGCATTTGGGGGTTCGGAGGCTTCCGGCATGATGCTTCTCACTCGTTTCACGACTTCCAAAAAGCGTTCCTCATAGGATTTTTTTTGCCATTTGGGAATCTGAAGCAGGGCATTGTCTTGTGCCAATGCTTCCTCCCATGCTTGGGGGTCGTTCTTTTCCCAATGGATCAAATCTGGATTGTTTTCCTTCGCTTCCTGAACTTTCTCGTTGATAATCCGCTTTTGCTCTTCGATTTGCCGCTCTTGCTCTTCCTTCGCGGCCTGTTCTCGCGCAGCATTTGCTTCCCTTTCCGCCTTCAATTCTTCGGCAATAGCATCTACATACTCCCGAATTGAATCTGCCGTTTCCCCGGCTTCCGGGAAATCTTCACTAAGGCGTTTTATGCGGTCATCAACTTTTTTCTGAATTTCTGCCCTGCGCTCCGGTGTTTTGGCAGAGGACTTTTTCTGCTTCAGTGCTTGCAGTTCGTCCCTTGCCTTCTCCAGCGCTGGCAGTTGATTCAGTTTTTCGGTCAGTTCAGCGACTTTTACTCGAAGCTCTTTATGCTCCGAATAAGGAATGGTCCTTTTCCCGTCTTTGGTGAGGACAACAGGCTCGTCTTTTTCCTCGTCCTGCTCTTCCTCCGGTTCGTCCTCTTCCGTTTCCACTGCGCCGTTAGCCGCGCCTTCGTCTTCTTCCTGTTCGTGGTCTTCTTCCGAGTCTTTGGACGGTTTGCCTTCCAATCCAGCCAGGATTTCAGCTTCCGCATCCGGGTTTTCTTCCAGTTGCGTGATCTGTTCCGGCGTGAGGTTTGCTATTTGTGCGTCTGTGAGTGCCATGCTTTTTCCTCCATCTGCTTAACCGAGTTAGCCGGTCTGCCGTGGCAGAGTTAAAAGAGTCTTCAGTAACGCCGTTAGCGCGATAAAAAAGCCGCCAGGGTTTCCCGTAGCGGCTTGATGTATTCGGTGTGTGTGGTCTATCGTTTCACGATTATCAGTTTTGATCTCTGGGAATCCTGCTCCACTGCCCCGATAGACGGCGGGTTATAGAACCGTTTGCCGTTGTAGTCCCGGCATCCTATGAATCTTCCGGACCTTATAAGCTCCTTTGCTTGCGGCATATGCGCGTCGGTCAGAAGAGGATCATAAGTGGTCGTGTTGGTCAGGCTGGATGAACCATACCGGACAATCTGATCGTATCCGTGAACGTTGTTACCATCGCCGGTCAGCGTGCAAGTCGTGTCAATATCCGCGACAAACGGCCCTCTGGAGCTTCCGCGCTTGAGACTGTTATTCCGAAAATCAATTTCCGCATTGGTAAAATAGGTTATTTCCCCCCGCTGTTCTCCGGATTGGTTATTGTCGTAAAGGGTGTTATGCCATATTTTTGTATTCTTGCATGCCGCCCCGACTACGCCGGAAAGTCCGTTACGATAGGCAATATTTCCTTCAAGGGTGTTGTTATCCCCCCGATTGGTGGAATATCCGGCTCCCGCGTTGTGGTGCGATGAGTTTCCACGGAAAACCGAAGAGTCGGCATAGTCATCGAAAGCGAATCCATGCCCCTCTGTGGCCGGTGAACGGGGATCGGCCACATTTTCATATGATTCATTGTCCTCAATCGTGAGGTTGTAGCATCTTCCCCAAGCGTAATTGATGCTTCTGGTAGTCGGATCGGTCCCGATATTGACGTACAGAACGCCACCTGACACGCCAAATTCCCCTAATCCCGGCGCTGTCTGCGTTCCTGCCGTGGGATTCAGGCGCTGGTAGGGGGAAAGGCTGGATTTGACGTAATAGACCGCCGTTTCGTAGGCCGCAAGGTTGCGTTGCCATATCGAACCGCTGGTATTCGTCCATCCGCTAGTCGCATCCGTTCTTCTCGCCTTTGATGAAAAGCCATGTGCGCCGAATTGAGCATCAAAGCCATTCTGATAGAACTTGTTTCTGCGCACCCGCGCATGGTTTACCCCATTCAGGAGCATTCCATGGCCGGGATTCTTGAAGAAGTGGTTATCCTCAATCAGATAATCCGATGTCTCACCCGTGGATGTCGCGGTTCCGCCGATATTAAGCCCTGCCTCCCCCGACTTCATGTTCGTAAAATAGCATCGGGCTACTTTGTGGCCTACGCATGCCGTGGAGCCATTTGCGAACATATAAAGCGAGTATTGGCATGTTCCATATCCGTCGAAGTACATGTCCTGAATCGTGACGTAGCTTCTCCCGGAGAAATTCAGGATCATGTTCCCGGAGCCAGAAGGGTTTAACCAGTGGCAATATGGAACCTGGGCCTCGCCGTACACGCCGTACGTGGTGGGCGCTCCCGCTACGCCGCTTTTTACATCCATGAAAGATGTAATGGTGTATTGCGGCGTACCGCGCCTGATCCATACTGAATCGCTTGTTTGGATGTTGGCCCGCTTTGCATCGTAGCTTTTCCACGGAGTCGTTGGGCTTAAGCCATCATTATCAGAATCCGATCCATTGAACCAGTCAAAATAGCGATCAGTCATCAGACTCCCCGGAAGTGCAAAGCACAGTAATATTCCAGCTTCACGGATTCGCTGCCATTGGCCCGTTGCGCTATGAATTCAACGGTCACGGAATCTGTCATGTCGATATTGGCGGTCAACGGTGTGGTACTGCCTGCCGTGAAGTATCCGCTGTCGTATGGAACAATTTGCGATGTAAGCGAATTGCGGTTCGCCAGTACCACCAGTGGGCCTTCTTTTGTGCTGGTGGTGCGCGTTGCACTATAAATGGTTATGCCGCCTACCTTGACCTTCAGTTTTTTTTCGTTTGCGGTGCTGGGAAACGTCCACAGCGGGGTAATCTGGATGATGCTGTTTGGCCCAAGGATTCCGCCCGGAATGGTGAAGCTGGCGAGAATTTCATCCGTTCCGGTAGAGATGCAGGCAATCGGATAGGCATACGATGACAGGACTTCTACCGGAAGTTCTACTGTCGAGTATTCGACCGCATCGCCTTCCGCGATCAAGGCGGACTCAATTACGGGATCGAATTCCGCGATCATGCCCGCGCTGAAGGTGCGCCCGCTCATGAAGGCGGTATCAATAAACTTGATCATTTGGATTTATTCGCCATTTTCTGGATATTCCGTGCGTGATGAATCGCTACCCGCCGCAAGTGTTCGCATTGCATTTCATCATCCTCATCCGCATCAGGCCATGTCATGATGAATCTGTATTTGTCCAGTAGTAGTACGGCCTTGGCAAGATTGATGGCGTCTTCCTCGTTTATCATGCGGCGGGTCTTGCGGGAACGGGCTTATTGGCGATCAGGTGCTTTATGGTCAAGTCTTCCGCTTTGGCTCGTGCATCCGCGTTGACCTGATCCTGCTTGATGTCGAGTTCACGGGACTTCAAATTAAGCTCTCCAGATTTATCAGCCAATCTCAGTCTCAATTCACCGATCTGCTGCTGTAGGCGCTGTTGATCTTGAAGCGATTTAAGCTCTTGCTGCATAGCCTGAAGTTTGACCATCGCATATTGGGCTTCGTCGCCGCCCTGTTCCGGCTGTGGAGCGCCTTCTGTGGCAGCTTGCGCCGCTGCTCTTTGTGCTTCTGCCTGAGTCTTGTTGATGACGGCCTGCTTCAATTCAAGCTCCAGCGCGATTATTTGCTGCTGTATAGCCTCTGCCTGTTGCGCCTTCATGGCCTGCTGTTGTTCCTGCTCTGGGGTCATCGGTCCCGGAATTCCGGCCACCTTCCGCATTTGGTCCGCAAGCTCATGACGATTCGGCATGTCAGAGAGTTCGAGCATGGCTGGATACATCACAAGCTGGTACTGAGGCGGCGCCGCTTGTGCCAGTTGCGAGAATGCTTGGAGTTGCTGCGCCCTGAATGTCGGGGTCGCCGGTATATCCTCCAGAACCACCTTGACTTGCGCCATGGCGATATCGTTTTGAATTACCGGACCTTGCGGGGTCATGATCTGCTTGTTAAAGTAAATGACCTTTTGCCTCGTTCCCTGCTTGACGGCGATTTGAACCGGCTGACCAATCATGTCGCTTATGGCGAAGGCGAGAAGTTGTTGCCCGCACAGCCGCCGTGCGTACCGGAAATTATCGTTCGGTTCCGCCAGCACGGTAGAACCTTGCTCCACCAGATTATTGATAGCTACGCCACTATCGGCCTGTGTCGCATCGCCCAGCATGGCGCGGTAGACGCCGCCGACTTCCTCAATCCGCCGCTTCCTCTCCTGAATCAACTGGAAGATTTGGGCTGCAAGGGCATGTTCCCGTGTTACCTTGAAGCCGTCCAGGTTACGCCGTTGCGAATTCAGGACGGTCATGGATCGAAGGCTGCTGATATTCCGGGCCAACTCCTGATAGGTGTTCTGGTTCAGGTCCAACGCATCGTTATCTACTTCCACGCGCACTGAGTTCAGGACTTCATAAAGCAGGATATCCATGTCGATAACCTGATCCTGAGGACCGCGCATGTCTCGGATCAATCCGTATGGCGATCTGGAACGGTCCTTTCTGAAGCACCAGAACGGGATGTACGGGAAGCTGTTATGAGGCAGCGGTGTCGGGATATCATCGAGCTTATGTGGTCCAAGCCACATAGCGAGCCTCACGCGCGGCATCATGGCCTTGGCTACTTGTACCAGGCCCGCAGCTATCGCTTGGGTGTGGAACGGATTTTCCTCGTTGTATTCGATAGCCCTGCCGTCCGGCAGATACATCATGTATGCAGTTTCGTAGAACCGATACCAGAGTTCAGACAGCTTGACCATGCCGCTATCGCGCTGGATGAAATCCTCCTGCGATCTGCTCCATGCCTGCTCGTTCTCATAGGCGCGGGCCATCTCGGAATTGTCGCCATCGTAGACATCCATGTTCCAGCCATTCCACGAGTTGCTTATGAGTTCTTCTTCTTCAGGGAATGCAGCTATGGCCTGAGTCACATCTACCCACTTGTCACGGCGAAGATAACGCGCATCCGATAAATCCGGCTCCCGTGCGGTCCAATCCCAAAAGATGTCATTGCGATGGACCTCCCGCACACGGAGAGGATATTTCGTAGGGTCCAAGTCCCTTGATACTTCGATCCAGCCTATGCCCGCCCGCATCATGCTTGAGTAGGCATCGCTCATGGCACGGTCTGCCCTCGATTCGGTTTCAATTTCCTTCAGCTTGGCGCTTAATCCTTCCGCTATTTCGTCCTGCGTTTCATCATCGCTCGTTACCTTGTAATCGGTCCTTGATCGGGCTTCCAGCCCCAGCACGGCGTTGATAGTAGGCTTGATGAGGTTAGAGTCCTGATCCGGTATTCCGGCTTCTTTGAGCCGTTGCAGCACTTCCCGGCTGATTTGGGCGCCATCGTAATAGTCGGCATCTTCGTCGCTGTCGAGTCTCCAATCGGGTTGATTGCGGATGTCGCGGCAGATACGGTCATAGGCTTCAAAGCTGATATTCTTCTTGATGACCGCGATAGAGCCGACAACGTTATCCAATTAAGCTCTCCAGCCCACCATTTTGATCCCGCGTGCGCTCACTGCTGGAGCGTCATCGCCAATGGATAAGGCGAAGTACCGGAATGCGTCCGCCCCGTGAGAAGCCCAATCGTGGAGTGGCTTCCCGGATAGCTGTTTCGATTCCGGGTCGATGTCATAGCGATAGTGCCTCAACGCTTGCAGCCCTTCAGAGCATTTATCTTTGTCGAAGTAGCACCGATTAAAGATGGTCCGGGCTGCGTTGATTCCGTCGAATAGTGATAAGTTTGGCGTAATCTGGACCTTTCGGCCCATTGAAAGCATGATTTCTTCGACTGAGCGGCCAGTCGCAAGAGATTTCGCGCGGGCATCGTGCGGGAGCCAGTCTGTGCCATAGATGTAACCCTTCCCTTGGAGAACTTGCATGTAGTGCTGGAGTGGTTGAAGTTGATTGCTGTAATAGTCGATCAGGCGCAATTCAGGGCCAACGGATTGAGCAAACCATATGCTTGTATTGTCAGCCCAGCCTAAGTCCCAAAAGGTGTGAACCTGTTTAAGCGCATCGTACGGGACGCTCATGATCCGGCCTTCTTCCTCGGCCTTGCGTATCTCGTTGCCGTATATGGCGCCTTCCAGGGTTGAGCGGCACTCACCTTCCCATATGTTCCGGTATGCAACCGGATCACGCTTCAGATCGTCCAAGCGCTCTTGCTCAAGAACCGCATTAAAGAAAGGGTTTTCTGTCCAATTGACCTTGCGGACTATGGCATCAGTCGGCGGATTTACTACAAAGCGCTGGTAAGTCTCATCCGTTTCAAGCTCTGGATTAAAGGTTATCCAGATTTCCGATCCATCCTTGCGAATGGTGGGCATCAGGTCTTTCCACGATGATTTACTTACCGTTTGAGCTTCCTCGATCCAGGCGCGGTCTATGGCCTCGAATGACTTGATGCGTGATGTGTTATTGCGCAGTCCAGCAAACACGAACTCTGTTCCGTTCAGGCCGGTAATGCTGGCATTCTGAATCTGGTAAAAGGAATCAAGCTTGAGCGCTTCAATCTGGTTCTTTAAAAGGTGATGGACCGAATCACCGATTGAGTTCTGAAATTCACGAGCGCATAAAATGCGAAGGGGGCTTTGCGCCCCCTGTATTAGTAATGCCCGTGCAACCCCCCAGCTTTTGGCCCCGCCTCGCCCGCCGTACAGTACTTTGTACCTGGCGGGCTGAAACAGGAATTCAAGCGTTTGGGGGAATTCGGCCTTGACCTCGTTCATTGCTCCCATAGGCTATGTGCTAGGTTTATGAGGATATGGTATCGGCTGACTGTCAACCCTGCATCCCAACTCTTGATAGGTTGATGGTTGGTTTCTCCATTGCGGTGCTGGTGATGGGGAATCAAGGAGCCTGATCTTATAGTTTTCCTCGAATACCGCTTGAAGGTTGTCCTTGATCATCTTCCATTCTTTCGCGCTGGGTCTGTTGTCAGGCTGCAACTCTGCTCTACCACGCAACCAATAGCAAAATTGTTCGGGTGTCATTAAAAGCTATTCCTCGCTTTGTTGCCTTCCATTGCGTTGCTTTCGCTTTGGTTTATCGAGAATCCGGCACTATCGTTATGATGAGGCGCGGCCTCTTCCAAGTATGAATAGAGTGTTTCCCGGCTGATCTTGAACCGCCGCGCAACTTCAGCTTTTGGTATTCCGGTTATGACCATATTCCGCATTTCGATAACTTGCTCCGAAGTGAGTTTAGGTTTTCCACCCTTGTAAACGCCTTTGGCTTTGGCAATGGCTATCCCCTCGCGCTGGCGTTCTCGGATTAATGAGCGCTCGAATTGCGCGAATGAACCCAATATGCCAAGCAGTAGCATCGAGCGCGGATCATCCTTACCAGCAGAGAAAACCATATTTTCTTTCATGAACTCGACTGATACGCCTTTATCGTTCAATTCGCGTACAAGTCTGAGCATATCTTCCATGCTCCTGGCTAACCTATCGAGCGAGTGAACTATGAGCGTATCGCCTTCCCTAGCGTACTTGATGGCCTCTTGCAGCGCTGGGCGATTCGTGTCCTTGCCGCTGGCCTTGTCGGTGAAAACGCGATCAAGCTGTATTCCGTCGAGTTGCCGGGCCTCATTCTGGTCTACGCTGCTGACGCGGATGTATCCAATGCGCTGAGTCTTCATTTCTGTCTCCCTTGAGTGAATATGTCAAGGTGACATTATAGACCATCAACGCATATGTGTCAGATCGTTATTTAATCAATCCTGTTAGGACATTTTGGTGGAGTCAACAATATGTCAAGACAGGGAGTACCCTATTTGGGCAATGGGTAAACTCTGTACCAACCCATTATTTATTCCTTATCGTGCCAGCGCATCAGAAGCTTCGCTATTTGTCTTTATGTAAGCCGCTTGCATCAACGCGGTTACTGTTCTTTCTGTCTGAGCGGTGATTTCCTTATAACTCATTGGATTTTTTCGGTGTCTTACCATACTTACCCCTTAACCCACTATTTTAAATCGCTTAAATCGCTTCTACGTTGCATAGTTTTTGTGCAATCCCGTTATTTCTGGCTATCTTTGCCAACAAATGACACTGTAATATGCTGGAGGATTGGATTGGAAGGATCGCCGCCTTCGTGTGTGTTTATTACCTTGTCGCCATATTTCTTTGGCACAATCTTTGAGAGATACCACTTGCGGGCATCAACGCGAAGGCGGGAACGGTTTACTACTTCATGATCGGTGATTTCCCTTCCGTCTTTGTCTTCTCTTTTATCGAAGCGGGAATCATCGGCAATTTCGATAATTTCATCGAATAGGCGTTCGCATCCTACTTCCTTCGCGCGCGTGTATTGCTTAAGGAACTCTTCATCATTTGCCAACCAATACCACAAGGTAGGCTGACTGATTCCAATTTCTTCACACATCGCGCGTGAAGACTTACCCAGAGCGACACCATCACAGAATCGCTGAAGAAGCTCCGGTGTTTTCTTTGTGGGAGCCCCTACTTTCTTTTTGGGTTTATCGCTCATTTTGCGAATTCAATTAACTTGCGTTCCTTCCCGCCCCACACTCGCACCCTTCCAGTTTCAGGAATGAGGACCAATTGAAACCCAGGCTCCAAGTCCAGTAGCAGGCGCCCGGTGTTTGACTTGATGAGTCGGCCTATCAATTCGCCGTCTGTACTGTATTGCAACCGCGAATTGCCGCTTTCAATTTGATCTCGCATGCGGACCTTTCCTCAAGTTCGATTCTGAATGCCCGATTAATCGTAAGCGGATCATCAGCTGGTGATACGCGGTCAACCGCGTACGCTTCTTTACATTCCGAAGGCACGGCAACAGTGCAATAAACCGGCATTGGCTTTTCCACTACCTGAGTTTCGATGATTGGCTTCCCGGCGCATCCTGTGAGAAATGATAAAAATAAATATCTATAGAAAGTTCTTGACAATGTAGCCATTGGCTGTATAATAGTAATCGTCAACCAGACAAACCGCGCCTCGGGACCAGGGGCTGGAGATGAAAATGAAAAAAACTGTAATCAAGGCTTTGGACGATTCCCGCGTTGAGATGAGCTATACGGATTCATTCACTGGGGAACGCCGCGAGTATTATTTCTATGCGCCCGCGTCTGGCGGGTATGTCCGGTATGGTCCGAATAACAAGCAAATTTGCGAAAAGTTAAGTTTTGCTGGACCAACGCTGCAATGGTCTGGCAAAAGCCCCCTGGTTAACCTAATCCGCCGCGAGTATCGCGCCATGCGTGCGGCTGAACGGCGGGAAATGGAACGATAAATGACTTCCCACCCCAACCGCGCCCGCACACCCCGAAAGGGGTGTAGCCCATCTCCGGAGGAAATCCGCCAATCCCGCACCTCCGCGGGCCTCACGCAAACAGAGGCGGCGCATGTCGTTTACTCTACTCTCAGCGCATGGCAAAGGTGGGAACTCGCGGAACGCTCCATGCATCCTGCGCTGTATGAGCTTTTTCTCATAAAGACAAAACAGATCACTCTCCCCGCCTCTCCCGCACGTACTCTATCTGCTCCTGCTTGATTGCTTCGCACTGTTGATCCAACGGGACCGCCGGGAGCGCTTTAATCCTCGTGATAATCGCTGTGCGCTTTTCCACCTGGGGCTGCGCCTCTTTCATCGACTCTTGCGCCTGGCGCTCGCGTTCCTGGCTCACAGCAGTCATGGCCTGCATTGCCGCTTTTGCGCTTTTGATATCCCCCGCGCACCTATCGTTTG